CTAGTCTAGTCTCATACTCAAAACCTAATGTCTTTTTATGCGATCTAGTTATATCTGCCATTATTGCGAATGATTTTTCCATTATGCTATTTCCTTTTCTAAGTTTTTATATGCGTTTGTAATTGCGTTTTGATCATCTGTTGTTTTGATAATCTTGATGTATTTCTTTTTAGTATTGTAATGTGAATATTCAATCTCAGTTTTTAAAGATGCTTTAGTATAATCTCCAAATTCATCAATCCAAGTTTGAGTATCATTGTTATAAACAAAAAGAATATAATATGGTTTAGTTGTCATAGCTACCGCCCTAAATAATTAATAATATATTATCTATAATATTTATTTACACAAAAGACAATACCAAAAATGAAATAATATTCAGCTGCTTGTAACGTATGCAAAACTTTGAATATGTTATTTCAGTTTTTTGTTTATACTATATAATAGATTAAAAAAGTATTAACATTTGTGTAAAAATTAACCGCTGACAGCCTCTGGGTTTGTTTGTGTGGTCTAACCTATGGGAATAGCTTAGAGGCCGTCAGTGGCGTGTTCACTTTTGTTCCAACTAGATAGTTTAATATTGAACTATATTACTTGATGATAATGGTTTAACGTTGAACTATATATTTGGGTAAATGGTTTAATATTGTATTACTTTTGAGGGGTGTGGTAAAAATGTCACGTTTTCCAGGCAGGTGTGATATTTATGCATCCCTGTTGCGAAAACGACACAATGTTGTAAATATGTCGCAAAACTACGCCTAAAACAGACCTTATTGAAGCTGTATCAGTGCTTTTATGTAATGATTACAGTAACTTACAAGAGATAATACCCCCCTAGGTAGCTACTATTATTATTTTAGGGGGAGGGGGCGTGAGCCACGGGGGGGATAGGGGGTACGTATATATGTACAAACACACAGAAGTGGATTTTAGCTTAGGTCCCTTCGTATACGTACTGGCACAAAAGTGCTACATTCTAGAAAAAACTTACAACATAATGCATTTTAGGGGTTGACTAGGGTGTTTTTATGAGTATAACTGCGGAGCAGGAGCAATACAGTTACACTTAAGTGTTTTAACTCTTAATAAAGTAATATATATAATAAAGAATAACTAAGATAAAGTTTTTACTTGTAAGTGTTACTGTGTTGCTGTATACTAATATGTATGTAACACACATAAAAGTAACAAACATAAGTGTTACACTACTGTACGTGGCGTATATTGTGTGTATTTTCTCCTCATGTCTCCTCCCTCCTGCATGTAATTACGCCACGTACCTCTTTCCTTATAAAAAAGTATTGACAATGCGTAACAAAAGAATACAACTATATGCATCAGAGAATGTTATAGAAGAGTTTTATGACGCTATAGCAGATAATGACGTAAGAAAACTACAGCGTGTACACATTCCTAAGTCTGATGTATTCTATGTAAGAACAGCTATAGAAGCAGACACTGGAGTGCGATACACTCTAGACCATGTAGAGAGAGCTATGTACCTTGAGGGTTACCTCACTAGATACGAAGTATTAGATCCTGGTAGAAAACGTGACAATGTGGGTTAAGCTAATCCTCCTTGTGCTACTAGCAGGTTGTACCACAATAACCTATACAGCATCCTGTCGTGTCGATGATGACGTATGCCAGAGAAACCAAAATGCTCAGACACTTGCTATTATCGGACAGGAAGACGCGGCTCTACAGCTACTATGTGAAGATAGTAGTATTCGTAACAGTTTTAGGGACGAGTGTAGGAGCGAATGATGTTACGGGTGACTTCAGTAACAACTATCAAGATTCAAACGTAGATAGTAACAACACTGATGAGACTGTAACGAATAACTATAATGCTACGGGCGCTGGTTCAGCTGCACCTGTAATGTCAGCAATAGCCCCTACTATGATGGGTGGCGGTGGTAACGACAGTTGCTTACTACCAAGTTCTACTGGGATACAGGTAAGCATACTAGGTTTATCCTCTGGTACTATGACTCAGGATAAAGCTTGTAACCGTAGAAAGAATGCCAGGCTCTTAGGAGCACCACAACAAGTAGGTGGCCTAGGGCTACAGGTCTCAGCAATATCCATTTTGTGCCAAGACCCAGTAGTATTTAGAAGTATGATGTTAGCGAATACGCCATGCCCTATCAACGATAGTAAGACAGGGAAGTTGCTAATGGGAAAAGCGGCGATAAAGAAGTACAGAGAGACTCCAGCACTTTATATAGTTGGATATGAGACAAACCAAGAATTTTGGAACACCCTGTTAAGGGTAGGAGAGGAAGATACAGATGAAGAAACCATTAAAGACGATGCTCCTAAGCTCAGTCTTAGTGAGCGTTTCCGCAGTAGCAAACGCAGAGTCGCCACCACCACCCGAATACTCAATGACGGGTCAGGAAAAGATTGATGCACTCATTGACTCTATTGGTGACATACAAGCTCGTATAACTGAATCTGCTGTTATGTCTGTGGGTGCTGAAGGTTATGCGGCTATTGGTAGTGTTATTAAAGATGATGCTCTTAATGATGGACTTATTACTTCAGCTGAGTTGAATGCATACTTAGACGCTAAAGAGCTTGTACTAAACCATGACTACGCTATAGCTGAGACAGCTGAGCAGATGTTTATGCAAGAACACGCGGCTAACATGAATAGCTTAGACACAGCAGTAGATAATCTTACTGCGGCAACAGCTATAGTTATGACAGCCGTTGAAGTAGCTTCTATAGCAGCTGAAGCAGATACTAAGCCTGAGCAAGTTGAATTACAGGGTATGTTAGAGACAGATGCGTATAGCCTTGACACAGCAGAAGTTAACGAGTACAATGAAGCTGTAGCCGCTGTAGAAACCTTTGCTCAACAAGCTGGTGCTTATATGGCAGCTGCAAACAATGATGACTTAACAGCTACTGTAGATAGCTATGCAGCAGCTAACAACTTTATGGTAGGTAGCTATACAGCAATTACATATACTCAGAACATAGATGAGTTTGTAATTACTTGGGGTGATTCAAGTTTTGGTACAGGTTTCCAAGGATACCTAACACCTGATATGAAGAATGCTTCTGAGATATACGCTGCAGGTGAATACATAAATGAATATGGAGCAATGCCAACACAATGAGTTTTAGTATAGGCGGTTATAATATTAAAGGATGGATGATGGCAGTAGCTGTCCCTGTCCTATCAACTATTTCTGGTGGTATATACTTTGGTTATGACACCCTTAACCGTTTCTATGGTGTAGAAGCTGGTGTAGGAGAATCATTAGACCGTATAGGTACACTGGATACTAAGTCAGGTGCTATGGATAAACGCATAACATCTGTAGAGACTGTAGCCCAGCGCAACCTTACTGAAGTAGATAATGAATTAAGCAGTGAAATTATAACGTTAGACTCTTTAATCCTAACTAATGTACAGGAGCTAGAAGGTAAACTCATAGTTCGTATACAAACGTTAGAACAAGCTATAGCTGATAATGATGTAAGAGGTTTAAACCAGAAGCTTGCCCAGTTAACGACTAACATGCAACAGATACTAGAACAACAGAAGCTACTACTAGACTTACGTAGTCAGGTAGATAAAGCTACAACTATAACAGATGGACTAGGTGATACTCTAGATACACTACAAACTGAAGTAGATGACATTTGGAAAGCCTATGACGAATTAGCGGATAACCCTTTATAATGGCTATTGAATACAGAGGTGAGAAGTTTGAAGGTTACAACAAACCTAAGCGAACACCTAAGCACCCTACTAAATCTCACGTAGTGTTAGCTAAAGAAGGTGATACTATTAAGATGATTCGCTTTGGTGAGCAGGGCGCATCTACTGCAGGGAAACCTAAGGCTGGTGAATCTGATAAGATGAAAAAGAAACGTGCAAGCTTTAAGGCTAGACACGCTAAGAATATTAAAAGAGGTAAGCTATCAGCGGCTTACTGGGCAGATAAGGTGAAGTGGTAATGTCAGCACCCAGGCCAACAAATACGAAGTTGTATAACCAGAAGAAAGCTCTGGCTAAGAAGAAGTTTAAAGTATGGCCCAGCGCTTATGCATCTGCTTGGCTTACTAAGGAGTATAAAAAAGCTGGGGGTAAATATAGTGGCACGACGAAAAACAAAGTCACGTAGTCAACACGTTCTTGTAGGTCGTAGAGGATTTGCTAAAGGCGGTTTAGGTAAATGGTTCGGAGAGGAATGGACAGATGTTAAAACAGGTAAAGAATGCGGTAGGTCGGGTACTTCAGAAAGTGGTAGACCTTATCCTGCGTGTCGTCCCAAAAAAGTGGCGAGCAAAATAAGTAAGAAGGAAGCGGCTAAGAAGACAGGACCTGCTAAGGTTAAGTGGTCTACTACAGCCTCAGGGAGAAAAAGAACATGAAAAAGAAATGCCCTGTATGTAAAGGTAAAGGTTGCTCCCATTGTGGCGGCAAAGGGTATCACACAAATATGAACAAAGGTGGAATTATGAACAAAGGTATGAAAGCTCTTAAGAAAGAAGCACCTGCTGTAGCTAAGAAAATGGGTTACATGCATGGTGGTGACGTTAAGAAGATGGGTATGAGTTATGGTGGCATGACTAAGAAGCCTATGAAGATGAACAGAGGCGGTATGTGCGGTGCATCTAACCCAGCGTCTAAACCTATGAAGAGTAAGTAGATGAAGGTTTATGAAAAATATAAATCTGCTTTAGCTAAGCATGGCTACACAGTAGATGTAGATGGTTGTGTCTGGGATGAGCGAGGCAATCAAGCTGCTATGGAAGATAGATTTGGCAATGCTTTTTGTAATGATCCAAACGTAACAGATATTTGTAGAGCTGCTGAGGTGACTAAGCCTAAGAAAAAGTCTAAAGCACCTGAGGGTAAGAAACGTGCTCGCACTGCCAAAGGTCACTACGTTAAAGATGACCCTAATACGCCAGAGAATGAAGCGTGGGTTGATGAGTAATGAGCTTAGTTAATCAGGGTAAATCATCACGTATTCGGTCTGTATACGGTCACAATACTGGTACAAGCACGGAAGACGTGTACACTTGCCCAGCTAACTGCGTTTCTGAAGTTACCTTTATACATATAGTTAATGGTGAAAGTAGTGGAACAAACACAGTTGATATAACTTGGTACGTAGCTGCTGATAGTTATACCTCAAAGTTTTTAAACGACAAAGGTGTAGCACATAATGAAGCAGTTACTCACAATAATATAGATATAGTACTTCAAGCTGGTGATAAAATACAGGTAACCCCTTCTTCCGCTGGACACATTGATACTATTATTACAGTGACTGAAACCTTTTTACCTGTAGGTTAACGGGTATGCGTAAACAGTGGTACTAAGTTACCACTAAATAAGTATAACTATCTCCGCACACAAACAAAGGAGATAGTGATGCTAAACTTTTTAGAACGTAGCTTTAAGGCTATACAAAGAACACAACAATCAAGAGCAGATCTTTGGCTACTTAACAACATGAGTAACAGAGAGTTGCGCGACATCGGTATTAGTCGTGGAGAGATAAGAGAGCATATAAATGGCAAGAAATCTAACCGAAAAACAAATCAAGTTTCTTGAAGTATTATTCGACGAAGCTAATGGTGATGCTGTTGCAGCTAAAGGGTTGGCAGGTTACGGGAACAACAGCAGCACTACAGCTATTGTTGAATCCCTAAAGGATGAGATAGGCGAGAAGACTCGTACATATTTTGCCCGTACTGCCCCTAAAGCTGCAGTTGCTATGGTAGGTGCTCTTTCTGATCCTACTGAGCTAGGCATAAAAGAAAAGATGGTTGCAGCAAAAGACTTGCTAGACCGCGCTGGACTTGGTAAAGTAGATAAAGTGGATGTCACATCAAGCGGTGGCATCTTCTATCTACCACCAAAAGAAGGCACAAACGAATAAGTATTCCAACAAGAGACCTAGGGTTCTGGCAATTACCAAAGCCAACCAAGGGCAACGAAAAACAATGGCACACGATAGTACGTGTAACCTCAAAAATACCGTGGGGGTATGAACTAGATTCAGATAACGAGAAGCTTTTATTGCCTATCGAAGATGAACTTATAGCGTTAGAGCTTGCAAAGAGACATCTTAAACAGTATAGTTATCGTGCAGTAGCACAGTGGCTAAGCAAAGAAACAGGTCGCTATATATCGCATATGGGACTAAAGAAGAGAATCGAAGTTGAGCAAAGACGTAGAAAAGCATCTATCACTAAACGTAAGCTTGCCAGGTGGCTCGAAGAAACGCTTGCGGAAATCGA